AGCAGATCGACCGGAATGCGCTCAACAGCGCCAACATGGACGACGTGATTTTCCTCTACAACCACGAGGGCATGGTTTTCGCTCGCCAGTCGAACGGAACGCTTCAGCTCTCGATCAATGATCGCGGATTATACATCCGGGCCGACCTCTCGTCGACAGAGGCGAGCCGCCAGATGTATGAATCTATAAAGGCCGGACTTGTGACGCAGATGTCGTGGGCGTTCACCGTCGAAGAGGACAGCTACAACGAGAAGACACACACTCGGAGCATCCTGAAGGTGAATAAAGTCTATGACGTCAGCGCCGTGAGCATTCCGGCGAATCCGAATACTGACATAAGCGCGAGATCCTACTGGGACGGAGTGATCGAAGAGGAGCGCCGGAGAGAGCGCGTTCGTGCCGAGAAGGTGGCGGAGATCAAAGAGCTTTTGAAAGGAGCAACAGAATGAACATCGAAGAGATGAAGCTGGACGACATCCAGGCGCGGAAAGCTGAGATCGTCGCACGGAGAGATGCAATGACGGCAGAGCTCGAAGCAGCGGAAGACGCAGCGCTGGATGCTCTGAAAGAAGAAGCACAGCAGCTCAACGAAGAAGAGCGCCAGCTCAACGAACGCGAGGCTGCCATCATGAAAGCCGCTGAAGAACGGCAGAAAGAGATCGCTGAAGTCCTTGAGACCGGCGAAGTAAAACATGAATTTGAAGGGAGAAAAGAAATGTCCAATCTCGAAGTAAGAAAGTCCCACGAGTACAACGTGGCATACGCTGAATACATCAAGACCGGCAACGACGCAGAGTGCAGAGCACTTCTGACCGAGAATGTTTCCGGCACTGTGCCGGTGGCTGAGTACGTCGAAGGCCGCGTCCGTACCGCTTGGGAGCGCGACGGCATCACCAGCCGTGTCCGCAAGACCTTCCTGAAGGGGAATGTCAAGGTCGGTTACGAAATCTCTGCAACCGGCGCTGTTGTCCACACCGAGGCCGCTAATTCGGCAGTAACCGAAGAGCAGCTCGTTCTCGGAATTGTCAACCTGGTTCCTCAGTCCATCAAGAAGTGGATCTCGATCTCTGATGAGGTTTATGATCTCACCGGTGAAGAGTTCCTGGACTACATCTACGACGAACTGACCTATCAGATCGCGAAGAAGCTGGCAGATGCCATCATCGCTGACATCGAGGCTTGCGGCACTGTTTCGACCGGCGCTCTTCCGGCGGTTTCGAAGCTCGTTGCTACCACGATCACTGTCGGCCTTGCTGATCAGGCGCTTGCTCTTCTGTCTGACGAAGCCGCGAACCCGGTCATCATGATGAACAAGCAGACCTGGGGCCTCTTCAAGGCGGCTCAGGCGGCTAACGGCTACAACTACGATCCGTTCGCTGGCCTTCCGGTTGTGTTCAACAACAGCATCGCTGCGTTCTCCGCTGCCACGACTGGCGTGACCTACGCAATCGTCGGCGACCTTGGAATCGGCGCTCAGGCGAACTTCCCGAACGGTCAGGAAATCGAGATCAAGTTCGATGACAAGACCAAGATGGAGTACGACCTTGTCCGCATCCTCGGCAGAGACTTCGTCGGTCACGGTGTCGTTGCGCCTTACGCATTCGCTAAGATCACGAAGTAATTAAAGATCTTCAGGAGGTCAAAATGAAAGTATTCATTGCTGTGCCATCAATGGACACGCTCCCGGCGCTGTTCTGTCAGTCGCTCGCGCTGTTGCAGAGAGCCGGAGACACACAGATCGGATTCGAAGTCGGATCTCTTGTCTATAATGCCAGGAACAATCTGGCGCGGCAGGCGATCAAGGCCGAGGCCGACTGGGTGCTCTGGCTGGACAGCGACATGGTATTCGCGCCGGACACGCTGATCCGGATGCTGGATGTCTGTCAGAAGAACAACATCGATTTTCTGACGGCCATCTGCTTCCGGAGAAAGCCACCATACACGCCGTGCCTTTTCGATCGGCTGGACAAGGTGGAAAAAGGTGCGAGCTACACGGCGATGATGTCTGTTCCGGACGGCCTGTTCCAGGTCGGAGGATGCGGATTCGCTGGCGTGCTGCTGTCCACGGATGTGCTGATGAGTGTTGCTGCTAAGTTTGGCGGAAGGATGTTCGATCCGATGGATGGATTCGGAGAGGATGTCGCATTCTGCTGGCGAGCTCGGCAGTGCGGATATGAAATCTGGGCGGACAGCTCGATCGAGTTCGGACATGTCGGCCAGTGTGTTGTGACTCGAGGCTATTTCGAGGCCTACAACGGAGGAGGGAAAGATGTTAGCGAAAGTCAAACTTGCGAAGAGGATCTCGACGACGGTCTTTGATTCGGAGCTGCTGGATCTGATCGCTGCGGCGATCGCGGACATCCGGCACGCTGGAGTGGAATTCGAGGTGACGGAGGTGCAGTCGGAGGGGGCCGTTGTCGATTATACGATCACCGATCCTCTGATCAGCCGTGCAGTTGTGACCTACTGCGTGATGAACTTCGGAGATCCGGAGAACTACGACAGGCTGAAGGCCTCATACGATGAGCAGAAAGGTCAGCTCCGGGAGTCTTCCGGCTACGGTCTGGAGGTGCTGTGATGAGATATACCGACATTGTGCTGATTAAGGAGACCGACGGCCGGAACGAATACGGCGACCTGGTAAAAGTCAAGACACGCCGGACGGTCTATGCCGGAGAGTATTCCGTCGGCATGACAGAGGTGTATCAGGGCATGGCTGTCGGGTACAAGCCGGAGGTCAAATTCCGGTTGGAAAACTGGATGGACTATCACGGTGAGGAAAAGATCGAGTACACGCCGTTCGGAATGACTGAAGCGGTGACGCTCCGAGTCCTTAGAACATACAACGACGGAGATGCTCTGGAGCTGACATGCTACAAGGACAATGAGGAGGTGACGGCGAATGCCAACGCCTAAAAGTCAGACAAAGGTTCTCGTTAAGAATGGCAAGGCGGAAGTGACCTATGAGGAAAACTTCGATGCGGCTGAATATTACATTCATGAGCTGAATCGTGCTGCGCTTAGAGATGTCGGGAAGTTTGTCACGAAACTCTTCCGGACGAATTACTATCAGCACTTCCAGAAGATCACCGGAAAGGCTGGCAAGGCTACCAAGTACAAAGTGATCAGCTCTGCGAAGACAACGGCTCCGAGAGTGCAGATCGGCTTGAAGACCGGACAGGTCGAAGGCTTCTATGCGTACTTCCAGGAATTCGGAACGAGTACCGGAATTCCGAGGCTCGGCCTGCTGACTCACGCCGTCGAGGATAACGTGGCGGAGATCATTAAGATTGAAAGCCAGTATCTGAGCGGTCTTTCCGACGAAGCGGCACAGCTTGAATCACTTATCAATGAAAACGACTATGAAGGAGACGCGGATGGCGATGATTAATGATCTGAGGACGCTGATCGAGATCCGGCTTAATTCGATCAAAACAGAATACGGCATCAGAGAGATCGGCTACCGGCTCGCATCCGACCAGAAGCTCTATCCTCATGTCGTTTGGGACATAACAACGATGACACCGGCGGACATGGGCCGGTCTGATGTGCTTCTGGACTTCCACGTTTGGGGGAAAGAGGAGGCCGCGGTCTTCGAGATCATGGACGCGATCAAGGACCTCTTGATGTTCAGAAATGATCCGCAGGAGACGATCCTTCCGACCTTCTACGAGATGTCCGAAGGTACGATAGAAGATCCTGACAAGACTCTGGTTCACGGAGTGGTCCGGATTCAGTGTCAGGTATATGAGGCCGGGGCCACGAATGCCTCGATCCTCAGAAAGGAGTAAAGAATGGCAATCACCATCAAAGGAACCGGTATCGTCACGACTGCCGACTTCAAGTCTGTAGTCTGGACCGGTAAGACCAAGAACGGCAAGGCCGTCACGATCACGCTGCCGAACGCGATCAACATGTCCAACATCGACCTTTCCTTCGTCGAAAAGGATGACACGGTGGCACAGCTCGTCTTCAGTGCTGCATACGACAACGCGGACCACATGGTTTCGACCGCTGGCGATTATGAAGAGCCGTGGACGATCACATATGCAGGCGCGGCAGCGGATACGGCTTCCGGCACGATCCTTCTCGGAGCTGGTGTGGTTTCGATCGGCGGAGTCGATGTTGCTCTGACCAGAGGCGGCAGCCAGTTCACAGTTGAGCGCGAATTCCGTGAGATCAATGCCGACGGCGACCGTGGTGTAGTTAAGGACAGAGTTGTCATGGATGCGTCGAGAGCGACGCTGACACTGAATGCTCTGACGTTCCTGACGCACATGGCGGACAGCTTCCCGGCTATCAGCGCGACGGCGACGACATAATCGGAGATGACAAGTTAAGACTGGAGGGCAGGACTACGGCTTCGGCTGAGATCCTGTCCTTTTTGCATATTCAGGAGGTTACAGATGAGACAGTTCAAGAGTACAG